GTGAAGACGGTGAGAATGGCTGTCTTCTTAAATTTCCAACAACCCTTTAATCATTAAGGAACAACAAAATGGCACTAGCTAATTACATTCAAAAAACCCTGTTCATGAAGCCCGAGGTTTCGAAGATCTTTGATGATCTCGATGCGTGGTTGGACCATTGCCGGTTCAATCTTTTTCCGTTTAACCCTGCCGACATGTATCGGTCGCAGGAGTATAAAAACTTTACGCGGCCGGCGTGGAACGGGGAACGTCGTCCCCGCAGTGAGTACAAGGGTAATAACCCCCGTCCATACAACCAACGGTAATGAAAATATTTCTAGTTGATCTAGAGGCTGTTTCCACTCGCTATACCGGCGAGTGGAAATCGTACGTTCCCTCACTATTAAAAAAGGCAGGACACGATGTTCAAATTATTGACGGGCCTACGGATATTCCGGCTGCTACTACTCCAGGCGCTTTTCTTAATTTTGGTGGGACCAATATCTATAAGTCTGTACAAGTTGAAAAGATTAGTAGATTGTTTTGTGATGGATCCGTTCATCCTGGCGACCACTTTCTTTTTACTGATGCTTGGCATCCAGGCATTATTAACCTAAAGTACATGAGTGAATTGCTTGACATTCCAGTCACAATTCACGCACTATGGCATGCTGGCAGTTATGATCCCGCTGACTTTCTAGGGCGGCTCGTAGGTGATAAGCCTTGGGTTAGACACGCTGAGAAGAGTTTCTTTCACGCAATTGACCATAACTACTTTGCCACAGATTTTCATATTGAAATGTTTGCGTCTAACTTGTTGGAAGTTAAGGAAGATAATAATAACGAAGTTATTAACCATTTTGAATCAACAAGTAAAATTGTTCGTACAGGTTGGCCGATGGATTACATGAGCAATACGCTCAATCTATACAAGGGCATGAAGAAGCGTGATCTAATCTTGTTCCCACATCGTATCGCACCTGAGAAGCAGGTTGAGATCTTTCGCGATTTGAAAGCACAATTGCCGCAATATGAATTTGTTGTGTGTCAGGATCAAGAACTAACAAAGAACGAATATCATAATCTGTTAGGCGAAGCTAAGATTGTATTCAGTTGTAGTCTACAAGAGACGCTGGGCATCGGCTGTTATGAAGGTGCAATTGTAGATGCTATACCCATGGTGCCAGATCGGTTGTCATACAGTGAAATGTATTACGAAGGATTTACGTATCCAACCGAATGGACTCGCGATTGGGATAGTTACATGCAACACAGGCAAGAACTGTGCCATCACATTATTGTAACAATGACGTACTATGAGAAGCGGTTGCCTACATTGCGTAAGCAAACACAGGACTTAACCGGCAATTTCTTTAGTGCCGGTGCAATGCTGAAACAATTTAACTAAGGTTATCAAACTTTGTAATTTGTTGATCGCTTCCGGATATACAAGCCATCATACAGCACACATGGGGGTCACTAGGTAAATTAACTCCAGTCCATATATTGCCTAGTGGCCTATTATTACAATCACTTCCAGTTGCCCATCCGTCGGGCGAGATTCTCAATGTTTCAATCCCGGTGTTGCACGGCATTCCTGTAAAACTAGGATTTTGAATTACTCGTTCTTCAGATCGTTCTGCAAATGTAGTTTCTTCATAATGTTGCTGCTCTTGAACTAACTCTTCACCGCGCATTATTCGCAATTGATTTTCTGTATATGCAAACATTCCACCAACAGGATCAGCTTCGTTGTATAAAATAGCTTTACCCACAACAATGTTATGTTGAGTCTCTATATCTAATGCTCGCTGAATATCTTCGTCAAAGAAATCCGGACGAATAGGCACTAATATGTTTACATGCTTATTTTTCTTTCGAAATGTATCAATAATAAATTTAATGAGGGTAGGTTGTTGCCAGTAGTGGTAAGTGAGGTTTAACACATCCACATGCGGTTCTATAGCCCACCAATCTAACCATAGCTTACCCCCATTGGTATTGAGTTGTATAGATCCGTTATTTTCTTTACAGAGCTTTAGAATCATTGGGAAATCAAACATATCTAACGGTTCGCCACCGTCAAATGTCCAGTCAATATCGCGACCTATTGATTTATAATGCGTGATTAATTTTTGAGTAATTTCTAAATATTGTATAACTTCATGTGGCATCCCTCCACCCCATAATCTCGTGGGGCAGTAAGAGCATTCTGCTGTGCAATGGTTATGTAAATTCCAGTGGATTTTGGTTCTCATATGTTCCTTCAATTATGTTGACAATTCTAAATAATAGTATATAATTATTTATCGACTGCTAATGATGCGGGTTTTAACCCTTAACATATAAATAAGTGTGGAGGGTTATAATGAACTACTTAATGATTAAAAAGTGTATGAACACAGGACTCAAATATCTATGTAAAACAAGCGGGAAGAAAAACCCGTATCTATACACAGGGTCCGGCGTTAGGTGGTTAAATCATATTAAGAAACATAAATCATACATCATAACATGTATAATAGGCGAGTATGCAACTAGAGAAGAATTACAAGAAGCAGGACTGTATTATTCTAAGTTATACAATGTAGTAGATGATTACACATGGGCAAACTTAACAGAAGAAAAAGGTGACGGGGGATTAATCGGAACCGGACAATTAGGGAAAACTTGGAAAATAAAAGATACATCTAACATGAAAAGTCCAAAAACAAAAACAGAGGCGTGGTATGAAGGTAGAAAAAAAACTGCTGGAAAAAATAACTATCAGTTTAAAGGGCAACTTAAAACTCCTTGGGGAATTTTTGATTCTGGTATAGCTGCTATAACAGAAGGAAAACGATTACGCGCAACGGGCAATACCGCAGTAATAACAGACGGAAATACTTTACGAAAGTATTTACAATCATTGGATACGATGTTAAACTTAGAAGGCAGGCGAACTCCTAAGAACTGGAGAGGTAAAACGCCAAGAGACATCGGGTTTGAATTAATAAAGGATACAAATGTCAAAAATTAAAGTGAGCGAACTATTTTATTCAATTCAGGGAGAGGGAAGATATATGGGAGTACCGTCGGTCTTCTTGCGAACCTTCGGTTGTAATTTTACTTGTTCGTCGTTCGGAATGCCAAAGGGAGTAGCAAGTGTTGAGCGAGACAAAATTAATGCAAAGAATTTTACGAATTATAAATCCCTACCACTCGTCAGCACGGGATGCGATTCTTATGCATCTTGGGACCCTCGTTTTAAACATCTGTCTCCTATGCTCGATACCGATACTATTGTTGATAGCATTATGGATATACTCCCATACAGCGATTGGAAAGATGAGCACCTGGTTATCACAGGTGGTGAACCGCTACTAGGGTGGCAACGGGCTTATCCCAAATTGTTAGATCACATCGACATGCAAGGATTAAAGGAAATCACATTTGAAACAAATGGGACACAGAAACTAACGCCTGAGTTTAAAAACTATCTCATCAAGTGGTCAAACACTAATCATACATTACGCAGGGAAGTTACTTTCTCTGTCAGTGCAAAATTGAGTTGCAGTGGGGAACACCCCGACATGGCTATTCAACCAGAGATTGTTTGTGAATACGAAGATGTCGGTTACACCTATCTTAAGTTTGTTATTGCCACAGAAGAAGATGCCGAAGAAGCATTAGAAGCAGTAGACATCTATCGTGCGGCAGGTTTTACTGGACCAGTCTATCTCATGCCTGTTGGCGGAGTAGAGAGCGTATACACGCTAAATAATCGTCGAGTTGCTGAATTTGCAATAAAGCACGGATTGCGATACAGTGATAGATTACAGGTTCCCTTGTTTAAGAACGAGTGGGGCACTTGATCAAAAATGATATATTAAAAGGAAAAAAATGAGTTATCTATTTACAAGTGAAAGCGTTAGTGAAGGGCATCCGGACAAAGTAGCCGATGCAATTAGTGATACCGTGTTAGATTTAGTTATGGCGCACAGAGACACCTCAATGCGATGTGCATGTGAAACATTAGTTACTACTAATCGAGTTGTAGTAGCAGGTGAGTATAAAGGTGTATTGTCTGAGCAAGAGGTTGATGCCGCAATTCGTCGTACTATCAAAGATATCGGTTATGAGCAGACAGGGTTTGATTGGAAGACAGTTCAGATTACTAATCTGTTACACGGACAAAGCGCCGACATTGCACTCGGAACTGATAGCTTTGGGGCAGGCGATCAAGGGCTAATGTTCGGGTATGCATGTAGAGAAACAGAAGTGTTCATGCCGAACGCAATCTATTGGAGTCATCGTATCGTTGAACGGTTAGCGGAGTTGCGTAAACAAAACACAGTGGACTTCATCGGTCCCGATGCCAAGAGTCAAGTGACGTTTGAGTATGATGATAACAATCGACCTATTCGTATCTCTAAGGTCGTATGTAGCACACAACATAACGCAGATATCAGCATCGATTCTCTACGCCTTGCAGTTGAAGCGGTGATGCGGCAAGTTCTGCCTGCGAAGTTTGTAGATGACCAAACCGAATTCTTTATTAACCCGACTGGACGATTTGTGGTCGGTGGGCCCGATGGAGATACCGGATTGACAGGTCGCAAGATTATCGTTGACACATACGGCGGCTACGCACCTCATGGCGGCGGCGCGTTCTCCGGCAAAGATCCTACAAAGGTTGATCGGAGTGCAGCATATATGATGCGCTATCTGGCAAAGAATATTGTTGCGGCAGATAAAGCAGAATGGGCCACTGTACAAATCAGTTATGCAATCGGCCTGAAAGATCCAATGAGTTTCTATGTTGAGACAGAAGATGCAGTTAAAGCTAGACAGCTAACTAAATGGATTCAAGAAAATATCGACCTAACTCCAAAGGGTATTATTGATCGCTTTGATCTGTTTAGGCCGATCTATAAACAAACAACAAACTATGGACACTTCGGTAAGTCTGATCTGCCGTGGGAAATGATAAATTTATTCTAAGGTAACTATATGATTACAAAATTATGGAAAAAGATAACTGGAGTAGAAAAGGCTGAAGCAGTATTAGCAGTTGAGACCGCAAGGCTTCGATCAGAAATAGCGGCACTAGAAGTGAAAGAAGCAGAGACCGTGAAACTTCGGTTAGAAGAAGCTGCGAAGAAAACGCCAAAAGAAATTGCCACAGAAAAGAAAGAACCGTGGATAACAGTATTGGATACTCATGTAAATAAAGATAACATCCGTAATGGATTCTTCGAACTTGATTGGAACGAGTACTTTGTGTTACAATTAAGGACCGCAGGATATTTAGGTGAGACAGATGAAGCTGTTGTGGGACTGTGGTTTGCTGAACTTTGCCGTGGAATCGGCACTGAGGCAGATCTCCCGAACATGCAACAACGAGGCGCAGGTTATATTAACGTTAACAATCTCGGCGACGGGAAATCGGAAGTTTATTAATGGCAAAGACATACATTCACGTAGATACAGCAAATACATTCTTTAGAGCACGCCATGTAGTTCGTGGCAGTCTAGAAGATAAAGTAGGCATGAGCCTTGCTACCGTATTAGGTAGTGTTCGCAAAGCGTGGCGCGACTTCAAGGGCGACCACGTAATTTTTCACCTTGAGGGGAGATCGTGGCGTAAGGATCACTATGCTCCATACAAGCGGCAGCGTACAGAAGCACGGGCCAAGCATACCGCATCTGAGCAAGAAGAAGAAAAGGTATTCTGGGAAACGTTTGAGCAGTTTAAGGATTTTGTCATCAATAAGACTAACTGCACTGTATTGCAAAATCCACAATTAGAAGCAGATGATACAATCGGCGGATTTATTCACGCCCATCCAGAAGACAATCACGTTATTATCAGCACAGACGGCGACTTCGCGCAATTGATTGCACCTAATGTAAAACAATACAATGGTGTAATGCAGACTACAACCACACACGAAGGATACTTTGACGAAAAAGGCAAACGTATCAAGGATAAGAAGACCAATCTGTTAAAGGGTGCGCCAGATCCAGAGTGGCTATTATTTGAAAAGTGTATGCGTGGTGATACGAGTGATAACATCTTCTCTGCCTATCCAGGCGTGCGTGAAAAAGGCACAAAGAATAAGGTAGGATTGAGGGAGGCATTTGCCGACAGGGAAAGCAAAGGCTACAACTGGAATAATATGATGTTGCAAAAGTGGGTCGACCACGACGGTGTTGAACATCGGGTGTTAGATGACTACAATAGAAATAAAGTTCTATGTGATTTAACTGCACAACCAGAAGAGATTAAAGTAGTGA